ATAATGACTGTCAGCATAGCCTTTACTAATTGCCAGCTCATCAATAGTAGTAGTATAACCTTTTGGTCCGTGAACAGCATTAAAAGCAGTCACAAGAGCTTCGCTAGGGTCTGCTAGTTTACCAATTGAAAATCCTTGTGCATTTAATGGGCCACCTAGTCTTGGAGCAGGGTCACTAGCAGTTGTTGACAAACTGTTAGTAATGGTAATTGAGTTAGGATTAGTAACATCAATACTGATACCTTCACCTGGAATAAGTGCTCTTGCACTTAGTCTGCTACCATCGGCAGCACCCATGATAAGATCGTTAGCATCGTATGAAGGTGTTAGTTGGCCGTCTACGAGCTTTAATGGAGCATCAGATAAGTTAGTAAATCTAATCTGCCCGCCCGCGCCAAATACGGCATAAAGTTCTGTAAAGTTTTCATTTACTTTACGGAACGACTCACGTATACTGTCACCAGTACCATCATTACCTTGTACGCCAATATCAATATCTTGTTTACTCATCTTATACTCCGAAACTGGATCCACAACCACAAGTAGTGGTTGCATTAGGATTTTTAATTGTAAAAGAACTGCCCATTAGTTCTTCTTTATAATCTATTTCTGCACCTTGCAGATACTGCATACTCATACTATCTACAAGTACTCGAAATTCGTCTAAGGGGATTTCAAAATCATCTTTGTTAATTTCTTCATCAAATGTAAAACCGTAGCTAAAACCACTACAGCCGCCACCTTGTACAAATGTACGTAGGGCTAATTTTGGATTAGCTTCTTCGTATAGTAGGTCTTTAATTTTTGTTTTTGCTGACTCTGAAATTGTGATCACAGTATGCCCTCGATATCATATTTAGCAAAACATTTTTATAACCTTAATGTAAATACAAGTATGTACTTAGGGCAAGAATTTAATCAAACCAGTCACTACCGTACTAGCAAGTATGGTAAAACTCATGCCTATCTTCGAAAAAAGACAGTGCTGATATTTCGCTGTGATTGCTGTCAGGGGATTTTTAAACGTGATAAAGGATCTATGGATCCCAAGCGACTAAACAATAACTTCTACCATGTATGTGGTAATTGTGATGCTAAGAAGTTTGCACAAGAAAAAGGCGTAGAAGCTAGAAATGTCTGGGACATGCCAGTTAGCAGTCTTAAAACATTAGGTCAGTTGTAGTTCTTCAAAAACAGCACAATCTTCCCACTTAACAGCTTGCCCGTTAAATTTTACAAACAATATACTCAATATAATTCTATCTACATTTTCAACACTTTCAACATTATGATGTATTGAGTTGTTAAAAATTACAGGTTTTGACATTTTAAAATCAAATACCTTATATGGTAACATCTCTCCTTTTTTAAATTCGTAGAAAGGAGAATTGGGTAGTATTGTTGAAAAGGTACTTGATGCTGATGCTAGTACATCGTTACTGCTAAAATCATACCAACTTGTTACCGCCGAGGATGGATTTAGCAATGGGATATTTAATGACAACGATTGATTAACACTATCTGTGTGTATAAATCCTCGAGTGTAAGGAGTTGTTTTACGAAGTATACCATTTTTAATAGTAATTGAATTTGTCTGTAACTTGTTGTTAATTTTATTAAAAACATCAATATCTAAAATTGACCGGCCAAGCATACTAAATTGCCCAGCCGGTGACATTGAAGAATGCCACTGAGGACGTTTATTGGCAATAGCTAATAAATCAACAAGTGTCAAAGAAAAATCGTAACACCAATCTAATTCTTTAATATAGGGAATCACGTTAGTTGTAATTTAGTAAAAATATCACGCTCTGCCCACGTCATCAACTTGTGAGTTGTTAAATTTATCCAACGTATACTAAGCATACTTCTAGATGATAAACTATGTCGACCGTCTACGTTATGTGGTTCACCTGAGTAAAATATGTAAGTACCATCTAATCGCATAGAATCTATACATCGTTCTGATACTATCCAGTTAGCATTTTCTTTAAACCATTGGGCTTCTATAGAAGTTTGTTCGTATCCGTCTTCTAATCGATCAGCAGTCCAATTGATAGTGTCAGTAGGTGCATCAAGATTATCAAGATCATACCAACGGGTAATCATTCCTGGACCGTTTTCTATAGGTATGTTGAATCCAAGATCAATAACATGTTTTCCGGCCGAACTGTCTATATGTATTCCGCCCCACGCCCTCGGCGGCAATACCATAGTTTTGGGCCTATGCATGGTCCAGCCTTCTTGCATTAATAATTTGTTTAGTTCGCCTAATTCAGGAACAATGCTACACAATAAATCAACTTCAATTGCACAGTCTCTAGGATCACCAACTCTGTTTAATAAGGCATCCTTATGTGGTGCTAGGTCTACGTTCCAACTAAGTTTTTGATAACGCATCTTAGCCAGCTAGACCTACCCTAGCACTAATTACATTCCAGTTGATGATCTTCCATTGGCCAGCTAGATAACCTTTTTTATCGGCTTGGTAGTCTAATGCCCAAGCATGTTCCCACCAGTCAATTATGAATACAATATCCATTTTGATTTCGTGGTTAGTAATGGTTTTAATTTTACCATCGCGAGCTAGATAAATCCATCCGCTACCCTGTATCTTCATTGCTTCTTTTTCAAAATCGTCTTTAAATTTATCAAAGGTCTTAAAATGTTTAGCGATAAACTCGCCCGCTGACCCGTCTGGTGTATTAGAACTTGTAGGTGCTTGGTATTGTGTAAACAATAAATCGTGTAAAAACGCACCCGCTTCATTAAAGTCCGCATCACCTTCGCCGTTGTTAAAACGGGTAACATAGGCTTTATATAATTTGCCGTAGTGATAATCAATCGTATCTTCACTAATACTTGGCTCAAGATCGTCGCGAGCATAGGGTAACTTTGTTTGTGTCAAAGTCTTGGGAGTTTTACCCTCGTTTAGTGTAATATGCTTAATAAAGTTGTACATAATGATATTTAGTTATAAATATTCAACAGGAGATTAACTTATGTTAAATGCACTTAAAAAACTATTTTCAAAAAAATCAGAAACACCAGCAGTAGAAGTACCGGTAGCAGAAACGCCAGCGCCTTACAAAGTAGAGCCAACACCATCTTTTAACTACGAAGATGTTAAACCACAGGCAGTTGTATTGACGCCAGTCGTTGAAGCTAAACCAGCTAAGGCTAAGAAAGCACCTGCTGCCAAAAAAGCACCCGCGGCTAAGAAAGCACCTGCTGCCAAAAAGCCACGTGCTCCTAAAGCGCCTAAAGCAGAGTAATTAAAACTTAGATAATTGGCTAGAATAGTTAGCCATATCTTCTTGAATCCTAACCCTTCGTTTTTCGTCGAGGTTAGGATTCTCTTCTAGCTCTTCCCTAAGAGTTTCCAACCGATGTATTAGTTGTTCTCGAGATAGCTTTTGGCTTGATTGTACAGTTCCATGCTTGCTAGGTTTTTGCCCTTGCTTTCGCACATTATGTCGAACTGGTTTAGAAAAGTTATTGCCCATTCGTTTGTTTTGTGATTCCAATAAAAGTCACTGTGTGCCCTCAGTTTTTGTTTCTTATACCCAGACTCCAAGAGCAATCTGTGATCTGGCAAAGTGTTTGGGCAATGCCCTGTGAGTATGTCTTCCCTACTAGTAGAGTAATGCATAGTAGGGCGTAGACCGCGCCAACTATCAACCACCCTCTTAACGCTATCACTATTTGGATCAATGTATACCCCTTCGCGGATCCAATGATGGTGTATATCAAGCACAATAGGTATAATATCACTAATGGATAAACAATCATCTAGACCCCAGGAGTTTTCTTCGTTTTCAATTGTAATACAATTCCGGGCGACGGTGGAAAGTCTTTTGTAGGCAGAGCGAATACCTTCGGGACCGGCTCTACCCGAGATGTGTACATTGATCTTAAAGTCTTGGAAGGTCTTACCGTATCCCATCCATTTTGCCATATCCGCATGGTATTCAAATTCCTCTATACTCCTGTTTACAATATCAGGATTGTCACTGGCGAGTACAGTAAACTGACCAGGATGGAAGCTAAGGCGAACATTGTTTCTACGAGCAGAATCACCAATGATACCAAAGTGCTTAGAACAATAGTCAACAACGTCATTACGCCGCCAAAAATAACTCCAATCACGTTGGGTATACACAGGAAGAATATCACTGCTAATACGCACCATCCTAAGACTTTCTTCAAGTTCGCCTACTCTTTCTACAAGTTTACGAGTAGCTTCGAGATTTTGGATCATTAAGTCCCATAACTTTTGTTCAGC